TATCTATTTCTTCTTTTTCTTTCTCGACTCTGAAAGCGCTATGGCGATAGCCTGCTTTTTACTCGAGACTTTTGGTCCCTTTTTAGAGCCGGAATGAAGGACACCTTCTTTGAATTCCTTCATTACTTTGTGAATCTTTGATTGTGCTTTTGTTTTCTTCATCTTCTTCCTTAGTTGTGTCTAAGCTCTTGCGGATGTAAGTTGGATCGAGCCATTGGAATGAATTCACCCGTAAAGTCTTTAAACTCGGGACTTTTTCTATCAGGAGAATCAGGAGTTACGGCGGCAGGCGGAGGAGTTTGCTTCTTGCCAAAGATACTCGCATATGACCATCCTGGCTTGCGCAATTCACCGCGCTCACAAGGACTACCTGCTAAATAATAAGCAGACAATTCAACTTCATCTTCATCTTGATTAGCGTACCAATATGCTGCCGCTACTGTTGCTACCCCAAACGCAGTAACTGCATAAGGATGTTTTTGAACAAGTTCTTTTGCTCCGGCAACTACTGTCTTTAAGTATTCAATATAACGAGATGAATGAACGTGATTTGGTTGAGCACTTAAGCAAGGTATTACCAATAACACAGATAAAAATAGTTTCTTCATAATTATTCCTTAAGCATAGGCATTATTTGCCTTTACGTAACTTTGAAAGAGTAATTGCCAAACGGTCTCGCTTACCCTCTTTTCCCTTAACCTTTGCAGCTTTCTTAAGCTTTGAAGCGGGGATAGTTTTCCCTTTTTTGACATGAAGTTCTGAGCGTAAAGCGCCCGGCTTCTTAATCGCTTTTTGAATCCAGAATTTTTTCGCCATGGTTTCTCCTTAACGAATGTCATTGTCATCATCAACTCTTGAATCAATATAAGGGGTTGTATAATAACCTGCTGATGGATACTCATGATGCTTTGGCTCAAGCGGTAAGTTTGCCATAGCAGTCGGATCTTCTTCGATCATGCCAGAATCTGAAACTTCTTGGCGACGGCGAGGATCTAATCCACCATAAAAAGCAGATCGCATATCTTCTATACGTTCATAAGCAGGATGTTCATATTCATCCATCTCTTTTTGATACATATTACGAGCAACTACTTTTACTTCTTGGCGATTAATTGCGCGCTCTTCAGGAGCGGATCGACGAATCTTTATTTGTTTTTTCATTATCGTACCCTACTGGTTTCTTCAAAAAGTAATCGCTGATCTATTTTAGACTCAGGTTTTTTCTTTTCTTTTGAAGTATTACGGGGATTGCCCAAGATCTTTTCAGCGATTTTTTTACCTTGATTATCAGGACGTGGCATTGAAGGCATATTAACTCCTTTTAAGATGGGTAGAATCACGGCCAAGTGACTTTAAACCGCAATCCTACCCATTACCATGAAGCCTTAATTAGACTTTCTTAGGAGCAAAATGTGCTCGACGCTTTGAATCGTCTTCGCCTATTTGATGATCAACACCTCGAAGTGTATCATCGAGATCTTCAGGAAGATATGACTCTTTCTTTGGATACGCTTTCATAATGACGTTTTGAGGCATGTTTGCAATTGAACCTCTGTCTTCTGAAAGCATTCCGCCTTCTTGTCTTTCTTCGCTACGACGGCCTTTTTCGCCTTCGTAATAACCTTCATTGTAATAACGCTTTGCCATGTAAGGCTCCTTCGGTAGAAACTGCGGCATCACCCGCAAGGTTTATCCTCTAACTATCCGTCAGAACTATTCTGAAAGATCGTTTTTAAGATACGTTTTCTATTCAATTGGTGTCAATGGTTTCACTTTTTTACTTCGTTTTGTTTCGGGTTTTGTTGTTGGCTTTGCTGTTTCTCCTGTGCTTGCTCGGCCTCCTCCAACTCTTCCTTCACTTCCCCCAAGATCCAGATTAGGAGTTTCCTGCCTCTTAACCCTTTCCAGAATGTTGATATAACGCTCCAAATGTTCAAGGTCGACTCCTTCCAGTTCTTTCACTGCTTTAATAGTATTTAACAATCCAATTTCCTCATCTTTAGCAGCCTCTGCTTTACGCTCAACAGCCAGCGCTCTGTTTTCTTCGATTCTGCTTAAGCGTTCCATGCCAAGACCTCTATCTGCTTCTGCGCGAGCGTCAGCAAGATTGGCGCGAGCAATAACTTCCTGTGTTTGAGCCTGAGCTTGTTGCTGCTGCATTTGTGCTTGTTGTTGCTGCATCTGTTGAATCTTTTGAAGAAGCTCTGTTTTATTCTGGAGTGTGCAAGCATCAAGAAGCGTCTCATCTGGAACAGGAACACCAGCTTCCTTCAAGGCAAGCAACTGCGCGAATTGCATTTGCCGTTGTGTAGAAGTATTAAGACCTTCTTCAACAACAGCACGATAAGCTTTATTGTAGAACTGTGGAGCCGGCTCTTCTCCATTTAAGATCTTTTTAACTTTACCGGGAGTAAAGTTTGCTTGAATAAGATCAATAAAGAGAGAACCGAGTAGTTTTTGTGCGCGATCAAGATTATCGAATATGCCACGAAGCATTGTAAGACCAGCACCTTGGCGTAATTGTGCAAGAATACCTGCTTTATCATCAATGGCAGAACCAAGAAGTTCTTCATTAACACCTGAGATCTCTTGCACTTCTTGGCCGAGCGCTTTACTCAGCTCAAACATACCAGCAGGAATTGAAGGGGCTTGGATTTGCTCAACATCAGTCATTTGGGCTTCATCTTTTAGAACTAAGGAACGACCTTGTCCGCTTAAGTTCAGCGCGTCTTTCGGATTGACGAGAGCATTCTCTTTAAACTTCCACCCAGATGTAATCTGGCTCTCCAAAATGTCCAACTCAACGATTTTACGTCGGTTATAAAGATACTGAGCATCGCGAAGGCCTCTAACAATTCCTTGAATTCTCCAAGGAAAGTAAGGCATTTGCGGATTAAAGTAGGTAAATACTGGAACAAATGGATATTTATCAATTCCCATAGGGTTTGGTCCATCGTACATTACCTTTCCCTGTACGACAATTGCCAAGCGCGTCGTTGGAACTTCTTGCTCAACAACCGTAACTTGTGGATACATGCTCAAAAAGTCTCTTAATCCATCTTCGTTCTTGCTTCTCCATTCCATCGATTCACCGGTTTGTGAATCAACAAGCATACGCTGCGAACGATAATCGCGGTAATAATATTCGTCATAGGTCAGGAGATTCTTAAGACCATAGTTATACGACTCTGGCATAAACTGGAACTTACCGTCGCGATTATCTTGCCCCTGCAGACCCATAATCTCATCTTTTTGGTCAGGCAATAACGAAAGACATTCGCGTTTTGTTAAGAACGTGCGCTTCCAGATAAAGTTACAGTCAGATAGATCTTCTTTCCTAAAATAGGGATCAATTAAAAAGCTATTATATTGGCAGTTATCGACGCGGATATTTCCTGATACAGGATCTTGTCGGTAATCCATCCAACAATGAAGAAGATTCATCCCTGTAACGCAAGCTCCCTCAAAAGAATCTGATATAGTTTCAAGAACTCCTTCTTGGTTAGCGAGCCATATAAAGATCTTTGAAAATTGATCTGCCGTAAGTTCGTCCCCATTTTCAACGGGAACAACGATAGTAGACTTACGATTCATGCGCTGATATCCGGAAATCATATTAATGATTCTACGGATACGATTGAAATTAAACTGACGTTTGCGATTAGCGGGAAGATTTCCATAGAGATCGTTCCATAATGATTGATCTCCTGCAAAGAAACGGGTGTCAGTATCTGCCTCTCCCCAGAAAGATTGATTAATGGTAATCGATTCCGCATAGGATGATTCCATGCGTGAAAGAATATCTTTATGAGATTCGTTGTAATATTGAGGACCCAATTGGGGAAACAACATCTTCACTCTCCTTATTACTATAAGAAAATACAGCATAAGGATACGAGATGACAGCCATTAAAAGCAAGAGTGGGATTAATGACGTTATTGCTACGCTCATAGGATTACTCGCTACGATTACCACTCTCACAACAGAAGACACGAATTTTCAATTCTAGGACTACGTGAAGGACTCGAACCGACAACCTCTCAACATTTGATTGAGCATTCTACCAATTGAACTACCATAGTTCCTAGAAAACCTAAGCGATCTGGGGACTAGGGATAGTTCAGTTTCTACAGGAATTAACTGTAATAACTAACCAGTCGCTTAGGAACATTTATTTAGCTTATCTTTTCACCAGGCACAACATTTGTGGTGGTAACAACAAGCGCAGGCAATGTATCATTTACAGCTACTGGAGTAGCATGTCGCGCTTTATACCAGTTGTAAGCAACAAAAGCACAAACGCCGACTGCTGCTACGATTAATAACTGTTTCAACATACAGTTCCTTTCAGTTATACGCCAGGCAAAGGGGGACAATCCCGCAGAAGGGATATGTTTAACGCCTGGCGTAATTTCGTTACAATCACACTAAGAAGCTATTAAAAATTTCAATAAAAGCAAAATGTGTTATTTTAACATAAAGTTATTTTTTTCTATTTTTGCTTATATGTTTTTTAAAATCAAAATTATCAATGTATTTTCTATCAAAAAGCCATATACAACGTTTACCAGAAACAACCTTGTCGTTATGTTTTAAGATACCTTTTTCTCTCCATTGATTAATAGTCTGTGGAGAAATCTTAAATTTATCTGCAACTTCTTGAGTTGAATAATGTGTATATTCTTCTTTATATTCTTCTATAGTCCGAGGCCCTGTGACTTTCTCAACTATTTGCTTCGAAAATGCTTCAAATCTTTGATCAAACTTCTCTTGGAAATATTGCATATCGCTATGAACCTTGCTGAAAATAATATGATTTAATTCTTTTTCAAAGCTTTTTTTATATTCTTTTGACGCTTCTTTTTCAATATATTCGGAGCAGGTCTCTTTGATCATTTTTCTAAAAGTCTCTTTAAAAACAATCAAATAATTATTAAAACCATTCTGAACCCGTATGTTTATTTCTTTTTCAAAGCGAGTATTAAATTCATTTAATACGTATTCTTGAGTATTTTTAGCGCTTTCAGCACATCTAGACTCGTGTCTCAAAGAATTGGCTTTAATATTCTTCTCTAGATTGTCTATGCGCTTTGAATCTTTAAGGGTTACATAAAGAATAAACCCAATAACACACATGTTGGAAAAGGTAATAATTAAGGTAAGCATTATTTATCCCTTCGCTCTTTAACAATTTCTCGAGCGATTTCGATATTAAACTTCTTTTCAGCTAAAAGTTCATATACCGTCTTAGCGGCAATGGCTTTTCTATGCTCAGCAATGAAGTGACGCCTTTCTTCTTCAGTAAGTAAATTCTGAAGAACCATGCGATCAAGCTTTCTGCTTTCTTTATAGCGGAGATAAATAATACAGGAAATAACTAATAGTAATGAAACGAACGAAACGGTAAGATAAAACAACATGAACACTCCTCCAATAACTGCTACTAGAAGCTTAACACATGAGTTTAATTTCACAAGCTATCACGAAAGAACGCTGGCATTTTACTTTGTTCGCCATACATTGCCTCTCGAGAAAGACGGTCTAATTCTTCTTGGCTTAAGCCATCTTTTGTTTTGGGTAATGATACCGCAAGATAACGAAACGAGTCACTAAAGTGGCTAAATATGTCGTGAAGCGGCTGATTCTTATAGACCTTCCTCTTTGCGTCATATTCTTGTCGGTAGTTTTCTAAAGCCTTAATTAAACTCTTACAATTGTTCTCATCAAACCAACACTTAGGAAGCGTAGTTCGAACTGCCTCAATACCATCAACAATAGAAATATCTGGGGCTACAATAAAGCGAATACCAAGTTGGCGAGCTTTCTCAAGACGTGTCATACCAGTTCCAAATTCTCGTACAGCAATATCATGAGGGGCTATATGCTTCCCATAAATATACGGCTTTGACTCAAGCACTTTAATATAATGCTCAAGCCCTTCTTTATTCTTTTCATAGCAATCAATGATACGTATAGTTGCGCCAACATTCTGAAAGAAGATAATCGTCGTAGAGTCTCGAACACCCAAGTCCCAAGCAGTATGCACTTTGAATCCTGGTTCCCATGGAACGATACCAATTTGGCCCCTTAAACGAAGATTGTCCATGTACTTGGCATAATATGCACCCTCAACACCAAGCTCAAAGCTCGTAAAGTATTCTTGCTGTATAAGGTCATCGGACATCAGGCCTTCAGCCCGTTCTTTTTCAATTTCATGCAAAGAGATATGGCCAGTATCCTCAACAGTAAGCTTAGAGCAAAACCAATCAGGAGAATTCTTAGCAATTTGGTAAAGTTCCCAGAAAGAGTTCTTGCCACGTGGAGTAGAGACAAAAAGAGCCCAACCGTCGTTAGCCAAAAGAATAGGGCGTAAAAACTGGTAAGCGCGTGGATCTTGGATGGCGTATTCAGAAAAGATAACCCCTCGAGGGTTAGTACCAACAAGACTATCAATATTATCAGAACCAACAAGTTGAATAAGAGAGCCATTCTTGAGCCTAATCTTCATTTCCTGGCTATTGGACGCTTCAATAAGTTCTTTAGGAATATAATCGAGAAACTTTTCACCAGTATTAGTTATAGAATCCCAGATTACCTTCTTGGCCTGGGAATAAGTAGGGAATGCATAATAGTAAACACCGATCTTTTTTAAAGCAGCTCTAATAAGAAGATTAAATGCTACAATGTCTTTGCCTGCGCGCCTTGGCCAAACCGCTATAACACGCTTATATCCTTTGTTCTCAAGAGCATCTAACACAGGAAGCTGATAAAACCTAGGTTGGAATTTATTTAATTTGATTTGTGTTTCTACGTTCATTCAGATTCCTTCATCGCTCATCTCTTAACAAGCCCAGTTTTTCAAACTCTTTTGCATAACACCAGGCAACTCCCTCAACAATTGCCATATCGCCTATAAAATTGCATTCAAGTGACAAAGTCTTTCTTCCGTTCTTTATCAGATATTTTGTCATACCGAAGATAATTTCATAATCATAAGGCCATATATTAGATCCAGAAAGACATGATGGTATTAACAGGGCTATTCTCTGTCCTGGTTTAGGAAGTTCTTTGTTCGGGTCTATCCAGTTCATCTTTTATCCAACTTTCTTTTAACTTTTCTATTGCATCTAAAGAATATTCATCAAGAGTTTCATAAAGTTGATCGGGAGTTAATTCAGTAACGGGGAGATCAATCGCTTTAAGCTCGGGAAATACATAACGTTCAATAAAGGATAATGAATCGAGATGAACAAAGCCTTCAGTTTCTTTAAAAGCTAGGCAATCCTTAGTACAGAAATATAAACAAGTATGTATTACTTGAAGTAATTCAATGGAATGCTCTTTAAAATAACGCTTTATAATCTCGGTACGCACCCAAGAATCAAACATAGGAACTCCAAATTCATATGGGGCTTCAATTGTAAGCTTTTGAAAGATTCTCTTTGTTGTGATTTCGATTTTAAAGGATTTTGTGGTTCCGTATTCAAGATTTACAATCTCTACATCAACAAAACGAAAGTCATTTGATGCCCTCCATGAAAAGGTTAAGTCGAGTTGTTTTTGGCAATTAACATTTGGTTTATCGGTTTCTTTTTGGCACTTAGGGCATTCACTCATCTTTCTTCCTTCTCGAGAGTTTCTAAATGATCTAAAGCGATCTGAATCCTTTCAAGACACTTCCAATGAACTAATACACATTCTGCTTTAGGTTTTTCCATCGGGTCTTTATCACAAATCCAACATTTCATTCTTTCCTCTTCGGTACTTCTTTAGTCTCAGGGAACTTTTCTAAGACAACAATCTTAGTTCCAGAATCCTCATTTGCTTCTCGTAACTTAGCTCTCCATTCTTCAAGATTCTTATAGTCTTCATCAAAGAGAGGCATCGTATATCTCACAAAAGAAGAATCAAAGTCTTTTGTGAGGGCTTTATGCTCTCTTCGTTGCCCTAGAGTAAACATGGTCCAGTTATAAGCGTTCTTTAACGACTCGTTACGCTCTTTCCAATCTCTGAGTGTATTAGGGTAGATTCCCTTAGCTTTCAGAAAGCCAATAAGCTGTACAACTTGCGGGTTATCTTCTACCCAAGAAATGAGATCAATAGCGAGCTGTTCCAGAAAAGCATCAGGTACTGGTCGTAGCTTAGCATTCACAAAGAAATGAGCATATTCATCGCGTTGAAGAAGTTTTAGACCCACTTCCTTGTCTCTAGTAGACTTAATCTTTTTTGTTTTCATTTTTTAATTCCGTAATAATAATTTCTGTTCTGGGAGAATCGTCGTATAGCTTTTTAGAAGTTAAAGAAGCTATAAGATACGTATCGTTGAGCAGTGTATTAGTTATAACACTTTCCACAAATCGAATAAGGTCAGCAATGTCTGGCTTAGTGCCATTATATCCGTGCGGATGAGGATTAGATTTAATTGGCTGATCAAAATAAAATGAGACATCAACGCTAATAGGTTTAGTGTAAATTTTATTAGCTTGGTTTTGTTCTTCGAGTTGGCTTTTAGCTTCGTGTTTTCTTTGCTTAAGCTTATCCCATACTTGTACATTAACGCTGCGTGGATTCACAAGAGGAGTAGGTGAACCCTGAATGATATAGATTGCCATAAGTCTCCTTCATTTCATAAAGCTTGCTCCTGCTTTATTAATAATATCCCAAAGTTGATCGGGTGTAGGCTGATTTTCTTTGCGATACTGTTGAGCGAACTCTCTCTTTAAACGCTCTTCTTCTTCTCTTTGTCTACGCACGAGATTCAATTGCGAGAGAGATGAACCAGTAATTGGCTGAGAATCTTTTACCGTAGGATAACGTGGCTCTTTACTCGTTTGCCTAGAAGGGATTTTCCAAGGATTACTCTGTTGAGCTTGAACCTGCGGCTTATCAAAAGACAGGTTCGATTTGTTATCAGACTCAGTTCGCTTGGACATGTGAGTAAATTGTTTCAAAATATCCATGATTTTTCTTTGGTTGTTAGACTGTGCGACGGACAATTGAGTATCTTTAGTCCCTACAGAGTTATTAATATAATTTTTTATATATATATCTTTTAACTGTAGTGGTCGCTCAGGAGTAT